GTTATTTCAAAATGTATCAAAGAATAGTAAAAAAACACCTTACCTTATATGCGGTAAAACCGACACAGAAGAAAGAGAACAAATCAGAAAAATTGTAGACAAAAGCGACAATAATATTCTTGTTGCATCTTATGGTACTTGCAGTACGGGTATCAATATTAAAAATATACATGCAATCATATTTGCTTCTCCCTCTAAGTCTGTAATTCGCGTTTTACAATCTATTGGTAGAGGATTACGAAGATCAGACACTAAAGACAAAGTAGTAGTGTTTGATCTTGGAGATGATCTCAGTTATTTAAAGTACAAAAACCATGCGCTGAGGCACATGGATCAGCGTCTATCCATATATACTAATGAACAGTTTTCATACAGAAAAACTCAGGTTAAGTTAGGAACCTAAAATGAATATAAAAATTCTTAAACTTAGAAGTGGCGAAGAGATAGCATGTCAGGTTCTTGAGGAAAACGAAACAATTATTAAAATTTATCAACCAATGTTGTTCAAAACAACATCATCATATGACCTCTCAGGAAGAGTTATTGATGTTACTACACTTCACGATTGGTTGGTAAATACTGATAATAAAAATATTGATCTTCCCGTTAATCATATTGCATTTATTACAGAACCAAATAAAGATACAATGAAAATGTATGAAATGGAAAGTAATAAAGAATTTACAGAACAAACAAAAGAAATGTTTGTATCTGAACCAAGCAAAGATGAAATTAATGATTTTATCAGTGATCTGTTAAAGACTACAACAGAGATCATGGATACAATGAATATTCCACCATGGGATATGCCAGAACCAAAAGTAAATAAAAGAAAAAGAAAGTCTAAGAAACCAACTTTGCCACCAGACATGGTGGATGAAAAAGAATTAGATCGTCATATGATCATGATGCAATTATACATTCCTGCTGAAAGCATTATGAATATGATTACTTCTGGTATATTAGACCCACAGGTATTACTTGACATGGTTAATGAAGTCAAGAAGCGTAATCGCTTTACTGGGGATGAAAAGAACAAAAAGAACTTTGGTAACAATTTCTCTGATTGGAATCCTGATCCTAATTCTAAGGATTACCAATAGTAAGCTATAGTAAAGCCTACTTTCTCTTTTCTTCACAGAATGATTATACACATGAAGTTGAAATCTTGTCAAGCCCTAACAAGAAGTTTTTTTAAAAAAATTATAAACTACTTGAAACTTCAAGTGAATCTGCTATACTTCTCCTCATCAGAGGATCATAATGAAAAAAGAAAATGACGATAAAGAAATAGAAGACGAAGTAAAAACACTTAGACACTATATTGATAATGTTAAATTCTGTCACGCAATGACAGAGTGGAAAAAATTAGTCAAGGAAGCAGAGGAGTGTGGAGATGATCGCCCTCCTGTAACTTCTTACATTGCAGAATCTTTTCTTAAGATTGCAGAGCATCTATCCCACCGACCCAACTTCATCAACTACCCTTTTCGCGAAGATATGATAGGAGATGGTGTAGAAAATTGTTTACTATATGCTCATAATTTTGATCCAGATAAGTCTTCAAATCCCTTCTCTTATTTTACGCAAATAATTTATTATGCGTTTCTTCGTAGAATAGAAAAGGAAAAGAAACAAGCATATATTAAATATAAATGCTTGCAAATGAATGATTTAGATGGTAAACTTGTTGAGTGGATGAAAAACGATGCTGACGTTACCACATATTCAGAATTTTTACAAAAACACTTTTCCTTATCAGAAAACGATCTAGAAAAAATGGAACCAAAGGAAAAGAAAAAAAGAAAAAAGAGGAGAAAGAAGTGAAATTTGCATTGATCAATGACACCCATTTTGGTGTCAGAAATGATTCACCGTTCTTTTTAGAAAATGCATTAAGTTTTTTCGAAAATCAATTCTTTCCATATTTAAAAGAAAACAATATAACTGATGTAATTCATCTTGGTGATTTTTTTGATCGAAGAAAGTATATTAATTTTAATACTCTTTCTGCGGTACAGAAAAGATTTCTTGATAAATTTCAAGACAACAATTTAAAATTACACATTACAATTGGAAATCATGACACTTATTTTAGAAATACAAATCAATTAAATTCCATCAAAGAAATTATTGATGGAAAGTATGATTGTGTTTATATTTACGAAAATCCAACTGTAATTCAGTTTGATGACTTTTGTTTTGGAATTGTTCCTTGGATCACCAAGGAAAACGAAACAGAAGTTATTAATTTTTTAAAGTCTTGCAATTGTCGAATGATTGGTGGTCACTTTGAGATCATGGGGTTTGAAGTTATTAATGGCGTAAAACATCCCCACGGACTAAAATCAGATACTTTTAAAAGATTCGAATATGTCCTTTCTGGGCATTTTCATATTAAGCAATCACAAGATAATATCTATTATCTTGGAACTCAATATCAAATGAGTTTTTCTGATTTATATTCAACAAAAGGATTTCATGTTTACGATATTGTTGAAAACAAATTAGAATTTATTGAAAACAAAAATAATATATTTCATCTATTTGTCTATGACGATTCGACTGAATCTGGTATTGCAGACATAGGTGAATTTATAAAAAACACAAATCTTAAAAATGGATTTGTTCGAATTAATATTCGTTGTAAAAACAAACAAAAAATATTTGATAAGTTTATTGATGCTTTATGGGAAAAACAAATACAAGATCTTTCTATAAACGAAGAGGTATTTGAAAAATCTTCTATAGAGTTTTCAGACGCATCCGAAGATACGATGAGTATTATTAATAGAGAGATTGATGCTATTGAAAGAGATGTTGATAAAGTCAAACTAAAAACAATTATCAAAGATCTATACATGGAAAGTTTATCAGTATGATTATTTTTGAAAAAGTAAGATTTAAAAATTTTGGTTCGTTTGGAAATACATTTACAGAAATTAATTTAGATAAAACCAACACTACACTTATCTGTGGAAATAATGGCAGTGGCAAGTCATTTGCATTTTTAGATTCAATTACCTTTGCTTTGTTTGGAAAACCATTTCGAAAAATTAATATTCCACAGTTGGTAAATTCAATCAACGAAAAGAATTGCGTTGTAGAAATTTTCTTTACCAAAGGCGTAGATAAATTTATGGTTCGCAGGGGAATCAACCCAAAGATCTTTGAAATTTATAAAAATGATAATCTCATAGATCAAGACGCAAAGAGTATAGATTATCAGGATCTACTCGAACAACAAATACTCAAGATGAACTACAAGACTTTTACTCAAGTAGTGATATTGGGTAGTTCATCTTTTGTTCCGTTTATGCAACTCAGTGCTGCAGATAGAAGAAATGTCATAGAAAATATTCTTGACATCAATATTTTTAGCACTATGAATGTTGTATTGAAAGGAAAGATTCTTTCACTCAAGGAAAATTTAAAAGAATTTAATTCAAAGATTGAACTTGAACGAAGTAAAATTAGTCTTCAGAGAAACTATATTTTAACTCTAGAAAAGAAACAAGAAGAAGACAATGATGGTAAGTTAGCAAAAATTAAAGATCTAGAGAATCATATTAAAGAGTTGGAATCTAAAATTCTCACCAATGGTATGTCTATTACCAATACAGAAGAAGATATTCTTTATACTTTAAAATTAATTAAAACAAAACAAGATAAAATTAAAAGTATTCAACTTAAAATATCAGAAGCAAAAGCAATAAAGAATAATACCAGCAAACAAATTAAATTCTTTAAAGATAATTCAACTTGTCCAACTTGTAGTCAAGAAATTTCTGATTTGTGGAAAAAAGATAAAATTATAGAATGTAATTTAGAATTGACAAATATTGATGATGCGATTGATCAGGCAACTGAAAAAATTACAGAATTGTCTAATGATATAGATTTATTTCAAACTAATGTTGAAGTTGCAAAGAATAAAAATTCAGAATACAAAGCAATTTTAAGAGAGATAGATTCATACAACAAACAAATTGAAAAGATCAAATTAACATTAAATAAATCTGTGATCGTTGATGATCTTGAAATTGAAAGACAAAAATTAAATCAACTTGAAGGTTCTTTGTCCACTCTAGAAGAAGAAAAAAATACTCAATCAGAAGATCTCATGTATCATGAACTTGCTGGAGAATTTCTCAAAGACGGTGGGGTAAAAACAAAGATTGTAAAATATTATCTTCCTCACATGAATAAATTTATCAATAAGTTTCTTGGTTCAATGGACTTCTTTGTTCAATTTCATATGGATGAAGAATTTAACGAAAAGATCAAATCAAGACACCGCGATGAATTTAGTTACATGAATTTTAGCGAAGGGGAAAAAATGAGAATTGATCTTGCTCTACTTTTAGCGTGGAGAGAGATCGCAAGAATGAAAAATAGTATTAATTGTAATCTATTGATTCTTGATGAGGTGTTTGATTCTTCCCTAGATAGTGTAGGAATGGATGAACTGATGAAACTGCTAAAGATAATATCAGACAAATCCAATGTATATGTTATCAGTCACAAAGCAGACCAATTAATTGATAAGTTTTCTACTGTTATATCTTTTGAAAAGAAGAACAATTTTAGCAAAATGATAAATAATTAAAATGAAGGTAACTGATAATCTCAACTTTAGAGGTAAATATAAACAGTATGATCCCGATGGAAACGCATATCTTTATAGAATAGGCGATTCTATAGAATATAAGGGAGAACTTTTTACTGCCGTAAAACCAAATTCATTTAAAATACCAGGAACTATTGAAGGCAGTAATTATTGGAAATCTGTAGGAAGTAGTGATGGAGTTTTTATTTCAGAATCGATACCCGCAAATCCCGATATTGGAGATAGATGGTATGTTCCATCTACGGGAATTTTATACACATACATTCAAGAAGAAAGTAACAAGTTTTGGGTTGAACTATGATGAAAACATGTTATAATAGAGGAAGTTCATGAAGCGTGAAGATTTTAATAAAGGCAACGATAAGATCAAACCGCCAAAACAATTAAAGTCCGTAAACAAAAAAGAAAAAAATTCAGAACGAAATAAATCAAAACAGCAACTTAAAAATTATTGGGAAAGCGGTTTTGAGGACGATGACTTTGAAGATAACTTTATGAGATAAATTATGAGCACTGTGACTTTTTCAAAAAATACTCTAGCAATACTAAAAAACTTTTCGAGTCTTAATTCTAATTTACTGGTAAAACCAGGCAATACGATCAAGACTATAACACCTTCTAAGAACGGTATGGCAATTGCCACCGTTGAAGAAAAATTTGATGTTGAGTTTGGCATCTGGGACTTAAACAAGTTTCTAGGAGTTATCAGTCTTTTTAATAATCCAACATTTAATTTTAGCGATAAAAGCGTAAAAATTAAAAATGGTGGAAGTTCTGTAGTAAATTATTACTACTCAGAACCTCGACTTTTGACTGTTCCTACTAAAGATATCGTGATGCCAGCGGTGAATGTGTCTGTAGAACTTACAGAAAAATCATTCTCTGAACTTCAAAAGGCAGCATCAGTTATGCAGCTGCCTGATCTCTCATTCACGTCAGAAGACGGAACTGTTGTTGCAAAAGTTTCAGATCTTTCTGATCCAACAACTAATTCTTATAAGATAACAGTCAATGAATCTTATTCTGGTCAAGAATTCTTGTTTAACTTCAAGATGGAGAACATCAAGATACTTCCAGGCGACTATAAGATTAATTTTGCAAAGAACGTAGTGGGCGAGTTTGTTAACAAAACAATTCCGCTCAAGTATTGGTTTGCCATGGAAGCGAACACTTCAAAATATGGATCTTAATTATGAATCCTGATAATTTTTTGTGGGTAGAGAAATATCGCCCTAAGACCATTGAAGAGTGTGTTCTCCCCATGTCGCTGAAGTCAACCTTCAGCGACATGGTTGCTAAAGGAGAACCACAAAATTTGTTGTTTTCGGGTACTGCTGGTATCGGCAAGACAACAGTTGCGAAAGCACTCTGTAATGAGATGGGATGCGATTGGATTATTATTAACTGTTCAGAGGAAGGCAATATTGACACTCTTCGTACAAAGATTCGGCACTTTGCAAGTACCGTGTCTCTGACTGAAGATACAAAGAAAGTGGTGATACTGGATGAGTTTGATTACTCTAACGCAAATAGTATTCAACCTGCCTTACGAGGTGCTATTGAAGAATTTGCCAACAATTGCCGTTTTATCCTCACCTGTAATTACAAGTCGAGAATTATCGAACCTATACATTCTCGCTGCACCTGTATTGACTTTGCTATTGCCCCCTCCGAAAGACCAGCAATAGCATCTAAAATATTTGAAAGATGTTCCTTTATTCTTAACAAGGAAGGTGTAAAGTTTGAAAAGAAAGTTCTTAGTGAACTTATTATCAAACATTTTCCTGATATGCGTAGAATTCTGAATGAACTTCAACGCTATAGCGTGTCTGGAACAATTGACGTTGGTATATTGAACACCGTCAATGATATTGAAATTAAGAAATTAATTACTGCTCTGAAGAATAAAGACTTCTCAACCGTTCGCAAATGGGTAGCATTGAATGCCGAAGTCTCACCCCAGGAGGTCTATAGGAAAATCTACGATGCCTTGGGAGACAATCTGGAGAACGCAAGCATTCCAGAAGCGATTCTCATCATTGCCGAGTCCCAATACCGTTCTGCGTTTGTAGCAGATCAAGAAATTAATCTAATGGCATGTCTTGTACAAATTATGATGACATGTGCTTTTAAATAATGTTAACCGAATTCTTAAACTCTATTAATCAAACTAAGGAAAATATACTCGCCAGCGATCCAAAACTGGAAAAGGAATATGTTCCTTATGTGATAAACAAATGTTTTTCTTACTTTCCCGAGACTATTTTTCATGCAAATCGCATGAACATGGTTAGTCATATTGACAAAAAACTACAATATGACTATTATTTTCATTCAGTTTCTAAAAAGAAACGATTCTCTAAGTGGGTAAAACCAGAAAAACTTAAAGATATAGAAGTGATAAAAGAGGTATATGGATATTCTGATACTCGCGCAAGGGAGGTACTTGATTTGGTTCCAATTGAGGAGTTATATAAATTTATTGAAAAAGGAGGAAAACATAAATAATACAAAGGAGAAAAAATGAATCTTAAAGAATATTTTAAACAAAAATTAATAAACTCGCTATCAGAGCAAAAAGAACCTTACAGTCAAATTATCAATCCCTTTAGAAAAGTAAAAATTTATAAACCAATCGAACCTGCTAAAATACCAGGAGAAGACAATTTAATAAGTAAAATGTCTCCAGAAAAGGCAAAATCTTTAATTGGGGTTGCTCCTGGATTTGAAAAAACACCATCTAAAAACACATTAGCAGCAAGAAAGAAAAATACAAACATAACATAAAATATTAATTATTTGTCAAAAAAGGCAAAAATATAAATATCTTCTGTCAAAATGGAGTATATTATGACAGAAGATATTTTTGAAGGTTTGGGTGTGGAAGTTAAATTACAAAAAGAAGAAGACTTTCTTAAGGTAAAGGAAACACTTACCCGTATAGGAGTCTCTTCCAAAACAGAAAAGAAACTATATCAATCTTGCCATATACTACACAAGCGTGGTAGATATGCGATTATGCATTTTAAAGAAATGTTTGTGCTTGATGGACTTGAGAGTGATATGTCATCTGATGATCTTGGACGAAGAAATACTATTGTTAAACTTCTTGTAGAATGGGGATTGGTTGAAGCAGTTGATCCTGTTAAGTATCAACAACCTCAGCTCTCACTCGCAAGACTCAAAATCATTCCACACAAAGAAAAGAAAGAGTGGACTTTAGTTCCCAAATACCATATAGGAAAGTAACATACATACTTATGGAGATTTTAAATTATGCAAAAGATGCAAGCGATAGGTGCTCCATTTGTTGTAGAACATTCTTCCTGTTCAGACTTAAAACCAAAACAATTTGATTGGACTTCAGAAGATCATCCCGTCAAGGTTTTTATTGATGGTGGTATTGCTTCTGGAATGACATATCAGAAAAAATTAGGAGAGAAAAAAATAGCATGGGTATGCGAATCCCGTGCTATTTTTCA